CCTGTACGAAGTTCGCCGCACTGACGCTGTCCAGCCGGGGGAGTTCGATAACGCCCTTGTGATCGCTGGTGGTCGGGCGCGTGCCCGTGCTGCTGTTGCCCATCTGGTGCCCAAGGGTGCCAGCGTTGAGGCGCTGCGAGTCGAGACTGTGAATCAGCCGACTGCCCTACTGGCCGCTTATTTCGATGAGCGTCCGGCCGGGTCGGATTTCCCTGAGGCTGATGAAGCCTGGTAACGCCAACTGCCCCGTTCTCAGCGCTAGTCGCTGGGTTCGGGGCCAGTGGCAGTAGAGAGCAACCCCAGCGCTGAGGAGAGACAGCGTGGCGTTCATTTTCACTGCACAGGGCGATCCTAGGAGAGAGAACATGGCTGACTTCAAGGCTGGAGACAAGGTCACCTATCGGGGCATGGTCATGCCCGCAGAGGTTCTGTCGGGCCCGCACCGTACGACCGGTCAGCGGCTGCGCTATCTCATCCGCAAGGCGGACGGGAATGTGTCGCTGGTGCCGGTGACTGATCTTCAGCGAGTCGTCCCCCGGCTGGACAAGGTGTCCGGGACGCTCAGCATGCACATTTACGGCCGTCCCTGGTCGGCGCTGGACACTCCCCGGAGGATGCAGATTGCGACCGCTGCGGTTGCGGCGATCCGTATCGCGGACGAGACGCGCGGAGAGGCGTAAGCATGGGGAAGCGTGGGGTAGTTACCGACTATGCCGGTGAGGAACTGTACGCCGGTGATCTGGTGACGTACGCAGTGCGGGCGGGCAACCGAGTGCGCATGACTGACGCTGTCGTGCAGGATGTCACCACTGAGAACGTGGGGGGCCGTCTGCGTCCGATGCTGCTGGTACAGCCGACCGGCCATGAGTCCGGGTTCACGCGTCGCCGGACGCTCGATCCGGTGAAGATCAGCGCGGAACATGTCCGGCTGGTCACTCCAGACTTTGTCAACCAGGGCGAGGAGTAGGGGAGTTGGGGTCAGTGGGTTATCGCCCGCTGGCCCCTCTCTGCGTTGAGGCAGGTACGAATTTTCGTAGGAGGTACGCCCGTGGAACGGGCTATCAGAGTGGGGAATGCCCCCGCAATGGGTGACGTGCGCACGCTGGGGGAGGGTGACACGCTATGGATTGAGTCCCCGATACGCGAGTCGCGCGAGTGGTGCCGTTACGTGGATGCTGTCCGCCATGCCGTGACGCGTGGCGCTGATGTTAGGTGGCTACGGTGAAGGTATGCCGACTATGCGGGCGGGGACGGCCCGCCTCTGAATTCCTCGCCGGTAAGGCGAAGAAACCAACAAGCGCATGCGCGTCATGTCGCCGGAAGCGCCAGCAGCAACACATACGCAACTTCTATCGGTCGCTTCCCCCGGACAAGCGCCACGAACTGACGCACAAGCGTAGGGCGCAGGCGTATGGCGTTGAACATGTGCCGTACAGCCGTACGGAGATTCTTGCCCGCTGGGGGCACCGGTGCGCGTACTGCTCTGCGCTGGCCACTCATCTGGATCACGTACACCCGCTGTCCAAGGGTGGCGCTGATGTGGAACACAACATCGTGCCAGCGTGCGCGACCTGCAATCTTTCCAAGGGTGCCAAGACACTTGCGGAGTGGTCAGAGTCGTTCGGTTCGGAGCCTCCGTTCTAGGTAACCGACTCGCTAGCCCCTCAGCGAACGAAAGGGGAAACGGTGCTTTTCAATGACCTACTGAGCCGGTTCGCTGAGGTGACCGAACAGAGTGACGGCGGGTTCCTCGCTGTGTGCCCCTCGCACGGGGATTCCCGCCCGTCGCTGCGCATTTGGATTGGCGACGATCGCAAGGGCCGACTCACCTGCCGCGCAGGCTGCGCCACCAAGGATGTGGTTGCTGCGGCTGGTCTGACTTGGGGAGACCTGTTCAACATCGAAGGTGACGCACCGACCGTATCCAGCGCCAAACCTGAGTTGGTCGGTCCGAAGCACGTGGCGGCGCTTGACGGTTACGCGCGGGATGCTGCCGACCGGCTGACCGACTTCAGCGACGAATGGTCGACGATCGCGCGCAACTACCTGAACGATCGGTTCGGCATGTCCGTCGAGACTGCCTACAACCTTGGGGTTGGGGTGGACGACACGACGGTAAACCCTCTCTTCGGTGCGCTGAGCACGGCTTACAAGCGCTATGCGCGGCTGACGGTGCCTCTGCTCGACTTTGCCGGTACTCCGCGCGGCTTGCAGGGGCGTGACCTTACCGGCCAGTGTCCGGGGCGCTGGGTGTCGCTGAGCAACCCGGAAGGCTTCAGATGGGCCCCCTACGGCGTATTCAAGGGCGATGGGGGTTACGGGGTCACCCTGGTGACTGAAGGGCCCGGAGATGGCCTTACGGGCGTCGCAGTGGGCTACGACGTGGTCATGGTCCGGGGCGCTGCCCTGGTCGGTTCACCCGAGACGCTCAGCGAGATTGCGGACGGTGTGTCTGGTACGCAGGTCATCGCCTGCGGGGACAACGACAGCGCCGGACGGGAGTTCAACCGCCGTTTGGCGGAGGGTCTGAAGCCGTTCGGTATCACTGTCTACGCGCTGCCCATTCCGACCAACTTGGGACCCAAGTCTGACCTTACGGACTGGCGTGGCGCTGAAGGACAGACGTTCGCGCTGAGTCTGCACAAGGCTGTCAAGGCTGCGCGCCCTGTGGTGAAGGCTGAGGACACTGCCCGCGCTGAGGTCAGCGAGGAACTGAGCGAGGCTACCGGCGCTGACATTGTGTCGCGCGACCAGGGCAACGAAGCGGCGCGCATCCTCGCCGGTCTGCTCGAACGGTACGGGGACACCGACGCGATGAACGCTCACGCGCTGGTGGCTTGGACCGATGGGCGGATCAAGTATGCGCCCGGACTTGGGTTTTACGTGTGGAACGGCCGCACGTGGGAGCGCTCAGAGGTCAAGGTACGTCAGGAGATTCACCGCATGGGCGCTGCCCTGGTGCTCGCTGGCAAGGTCAAGGAAGCGCGCGGGTTCACCATGACCACGCGCATCAATGACCTGATGACCGAGTTGCGCAGCGTGCCGAGTGTGTACGTGGCCCCTGGTGATTTCGACAACCGCCCCGAGTTGCTCAGCTTCCGTAACGGCACTGTCGAGTTGCGTACGGGTCGCCTGCGTCCGCACTCGCAAGAGGACATGCTGACCTACTGTCTCGCGCTGGACTATGACCCTGAGGCGCAGTGCGCTCGCTGGGAAAAGTTCCTTGAAGAGATCATGCCGGGGATGCCGGACATGCCTGCGTACCTTCAGCGGTTGATCGGGTACGGGATTACGGGTCTCACCGATGAGCAGTGTTTCGCGGTGCTCTGGGGGAAGGGCGCTAACGGTAAGAGTGTGCTGACTGACACGCTGTCGGCTGTGTTCGGTTCGGTCACCAAGACAACCCCCTTTGCCACGTTTGAGGAAAAGCAATCGGGCGGTATCCCGAACGATATTGCGGCGCTGCGTGGTTCGCGTCTGGTCATGGCGTCTGAGGGCGAGTCGGGTAAGCCGATGAGCGAGGCTGTACTGAAGCGCGTCACCGGTAAGGACATGGTCAGCGCACGGTTCCTGCGGCAAGAATTCTTTGAGTTCAAGCCGTCGTTCCTGCTGATGCTGGCGACGAACCACAAACCGAAGTTCAAGGGCCAGGATGATGGTCTATGGCGACGCGTCAAGATGATTCCGTTCAAGCGGTTTTTCGCTCCGCATGAGCGGGACCATGACCTAGACAAGCGGCTCATGGCTGAGGCGCAGGGCATCGCGGCTTGGGCCGTTCGGGGCGCTGTCGAGTGGTTCGCGAACGGTCTGCGGGACCCCCAAATCATCACAGCAGCGTCGCGCGAGTACCGCGAAACGTCCGATGCGCTGGTTGGTTTCTTCCCTGGTGTCTACGACCGGGATGAAGCGTCGCAGGTCCCTGGCGCTGAGGCGTACAACGCCTACCGGGAGTGGTGCGAGGCTGAGGGGCTACCGTCCAAGGAAATTTGGACGCGTCGCGCATTCTATGACGCGATGGAAGAGCGCCAAGTCACCCGTAAGAAGACGAACAAGGGAATCACGCTGGTGGGTATCCGACTCGCTAGCAGCGAGGCAAAGCCTACGGGTCCGGGCATCTTTGCCCGCGACTGACACAACACGCAGCCTGAGGGGTCACCTACGAATTTTCGTACGTGGCCCCTTTGTGCTGCCCATAGAGAGGGTGCACGCAGTGAAGGTTTACGACTACGCCATTGCTGGTGAGCCGGTTACGGTCAAGGTCCCCGAAACCTACGCCGACTTGATCGAGTTTCAGGAATGGGTGCGGCTGGCGAACGCTCGCGGCCCTATCGCGCTGGACACCGAAACCACTGGCCTTGACATCTACTCGCCCGGCTACCGGCTGCGTACGGTCCAGTTCGGGGACCGGCATACGGCATGGGTCATCCTGTGGGAGTTGGGCGGGTACTTCCAGCACTTTGCACTGCGTGCGCTGGACTACATTCGCCGCTTCCAGATTCACAACGCCCCGTTCGATTGGGCTGTGTTGGACAGGCACGCCTACGGGAACGGGTACCGGGCGACGATTGAGAGCCTCGCGCCGCGCACCATCGATACTCGGCTGAAGGCTGGTCTAGTCGACCCGCGACAGCCGCAGGAGGGTGGCCGGGGGACTGGTCTGAAGCCGCTCAGCGCCTACTACCTTGACCCGAACGCGCCCGACACTCAGGGAGACCTCACGGCGGTATTCCGCTCGCTGAAACTCACCAAGGCTACGGGTTGGGCCGGTATCCCGATCGATCACCCCACGTACCTTCTTTACGCTGGCCTTGACGTGATCCTCACTGCCCGGCTGGATACCGCGCTTGACGCTGAGCTGGATGCGCTGGGGGTCCGTCCGGCGCTGATCGAGTATGAGCATGAGATAGCCCGCATCTGCGCTGTCATGCAGCGAAAGGGCATGATCCTTGATACCGAGTACACGCAGGCGCTTGACGCCCAACTCGGCGAAGAGGCGCTCAAGTTTGAGGCTGTCGCGCTCCGCTACGGCGTAGAGAACATCAACGCGACTCGGCAGGTGGTTGACGCTCTGCTCGCGATGGGGGAGACCCTCACCGACCGTACGGCGTCCGGGGCGTTCAAGGCCGATAAGGCAGTCCTCTGCGCGCTCGCTGACCTTGACCAGAACACTTGGCAGCGACTCGGCAGCCGGACCCCTAACCCGCTGGCGGACGCGATCATTCGCAGCAAGCGGGCCGGTAAGTGGCGCAGTTCCTACACTCAGACGTTTCTCGACGTGGCCGACAGCGAAGGTCGCGTGCACAGCTTCATCAACAGCATGCAGGCGCGTACGGGGCGCATGAGTGTGACGCGTCCGGCCCTTCAGACCCTGCCTAGCTCTGATCAGATGATCCGGCGCGCTCTGCTGGCCGAAGAGGGGCACGTCATGGTGTCCACTGACTTTGCGGCTGTCGAACTGCGCGTGTTGGCTGCGCTGGCGGATGTGAAGCGGATGAAGGAAGCGATCCGGAACGGCGAGGATCTGCATAGCTTCACTGCGCGGCTGGTGTTCGGCCCGGACTTCACTCCGAAGCACCGGAAGATTTCTAAGGGCATCGCGTTCGGCAAGGTGTACGGGGGTGGCGCTGCCACGATTCAGCGGCAGACGGGTGCGCCCATGGAAGAGGTGAAGCGGGCCCTTGCTGCCTACGACCGTGTGTACCCGGAGGTACGGCGTATGTCGAACCGCTGGCAGCGCGAGGCGTACGAAACGGGCATGGTGCATGTGTCTGTCACTGGTCGCAGGCTGCCGCTGGACCGTGAGCGCACGTACGCCGTTGTGAACTACGCCTGTCAGTCGGCTGCGCGTGACTGTCTGGGGCAGTCGCTGATCAATCTTGAAGAGGCTGGCTTGCTGGAAGTGCTGCGGCTGCCGATTCATGACGAAGTGCTGGCGAGTGTCCCGGAGGCTGAGGCAGCGGACTACGCGCGTGAGATCGAGCGCTGTATGACGTTTGACCTGTACGGGGTCCCGATTGAGGCTGAGGCCGAAATCGGCAAGCGTTCGTGGGGGAGTCTGTACGGCGCTGACTACTAAGGGTCGCCTCAGTTACGGCCCCGTAGCGTGAGAAACGGCCATGTTCCTTCTACGGAGCGTGGCCGTTTCGCACTTGTGACCTAGGCAACTTCGTCCAAGATCGAACTTTCGAAACACTGGCTTCACCCTGCATCTAGTTCCGTCCAACCTCTGATTCTCAGGTATGAGGTTGGGTCACGCCTTCGAAACCTCTGCAACTACATCGGTTAGTAGGTTGTCTAAAGGTGTGTCACATACGAAAGGCCATTGACCACCTACGAAAAACGGCATTAGATCAGTCCCACGCCCTACCGAGTCGCCCGGCCGGAGACTCGGAAGAGCAGACAGCGACCCACCTGAGAACGGGTCACGTCTGTGTCCTAGCGCTGCCCTCTGACCAGCGCATTCACCGGCCGGACTCCTCAGGTAACCGACTCGCTAGTCCCCAGCGAACACACCTGAACGGAGTCATCCCATGCTCACGCTTGCCCAGATTCACGCTGCCCAGACCAACGACCTTGCCGGTATCAGCGCCGTACTGACCGAAATGGATGAGCGAGTCAAGCGCCTCGCTGCCAGCGCTGCCCGTCGACTGTCGGACCACGGTCACTACCGCGAAGACTTTGAGCAGGATGCCCGAGAGGCTCTGTTCATGGCGCTGCCTCGCGTGACCGGTGACAGCGTGGACCGTGCGATCGGTTTCCTCTACGCGTCCATTGAGGACGCTCTGAAGGACCGAGTCAGGGCGATCCGTTACCAGGGCGCGGACAAGGATGCAGTCAAGGTCTTTACGTCCATGCTCGCCCGTACCGACGGGGACGCGCACAAGGCTGAGGTGCTGGCGCAGACGGAACCGCCCAAGGGTGTGCGACTCGGGGCCGACCGTGCGCAGGCTGCCCGTATCGCGTGGCAGGGGAGTGTCTACCTTGACCGGCAGACCGGCGAGGGTGAAGCGTCGCTGGCTGACACGCTGGCCGCTCCGCAGGATGACGCGCCGGACGTGGTTCGCCCCAAGGTTGGCCGGGGTGCCGTTCTGGAAGCGCTGAGCGTCATCGAGCGGTACGTGACCGTTCCCACCGACGCCGACGCCCGTGAGGGGCTGCTGAAGGCTCTGGACACCATGGCTACCGGTTACGCCACCCCGGACGCCGTTGAGGCGCTCAGCGAGGCTGTCAGGGTCCCGGCTGACCCCACCACGCGACGACTGGTGCTCGACGCCGTAGCGATCCTGCACAGCAGCGCTTCAACGGCCACCGATGGCGCTGTCGCCGATGACCTGCGCGACGTGTCCGATGACCTGCGCGATGAGCGTGCGGTGAAGCACCTGAACGTGTCGGCTGCACTCGACCGCATGGGGGACAAGCAGCGCGACATCCTGCGCTACAGCTTTGGCATCGGTGGCGCGGAAGACTTTGGTTGGGGCGACGCTGGCGACCTTGAAGGACTGGCCGAGTTTCTCGGCATGACCACTCACCACGTCAAGACGTACCGCTCTAAGGCTCGCGTCTCGTTCGTTAAGTACTACGTGGCCATCGTGGCTCGCACTGAGGCTGAGGCGCTCGCGCTGGCCGATGCGGCTGCCGCCAACCGCACGCAGGCGGGCCGTAAGTGAGCAAGGTCTGTCGTGGGTGTGGGGTCACCAAGCCTCACACCCACTTCACCCGTGAGAAAAGGGCCCGCGATGGACTCAGGGCCCGCTGTCGAGAGTGCACCAGACAGCAGTCAGCCGAGTGGCGAGCAGCCAACCCGGAGCGACGCAAGACGTACGACAGACAGGCAGCGCAGGCGCGCAAGGAATACCAGCGCGAATGGCGTGCGGCCAATCCCGAGCGTGTTCGCGCGTACCGACAGACCTACGAGAGCAAGGCGGACGCGCGTGACTACCTCACACAGTGGCGCAAGGCTCATGGCTGACGCGTACGCGCGCACTCGCAGGCACCGTACGGCCCCCTACAAGCGCGCTGAGGTCTTTGCCCGCTGGGGTGGCCGGTGCTGCTACTGCGACGCGCCAGCGGAGCACCTAGACCACGTCACGCCCCTGTCACGGGGTGGTCGGGATGTGCTGGCGAACGTCGTCCCTGCCTGCGCTGACTGCAACCTCTCGAAAGCTGCGTTGACCCTCGCTGAGTGGCTGGCAGTGACCGAGTAACCGACTCGCTAGCCCCCCTTCGAACCCACCGAACGAACGGAGCAACCCGCCATGACGTACACCCTGCGCAACGGCTTCAAGGTCATCACGCGGAATGTCGACCAGGGCAAGGAGTTCGAGACGCGAAACCGCAAGGGCGAGACGATCAGCACGGTTCGTCTCGGCTACTTGGACGCGAACGCGCTTATTCGTGATCTGGCCAAGGTTGCCATCTGATGGCGGCAGTTGACTCATCACTCAACGACCCTACGCCTACGGGCAGATGGGCAGAGCGAGTCGACATCTACCGGTCGGCTGTCGCTGAGATCAAGCGGGCCGGATTCCTCACGGATGCCACTCCTGAGGACGCGCTGTATCTCGCGCAGTTCCTCGCAGGTAACGAATTTAGCTAGCGGGCAGGGGTCACCTACGAATTTTCGTACGTGGCCCCTCCGCCTTTTGTACTAGGAGAGACCTTGCAGGTTGATGTACTGGCGCACACAACGATGGTGCCGCATGTGGTCGAAATGGCGTACGACTACGAACCGTTCAGCGATGACAACGTGACCAACGCCGACGGACTTGGGGAGGCTGCGGGCCGCATCTGCTACAAGTCTTTCAACCGCCCGAACCCCAGCACGGCCACGAATGCCGGTTACATGGCCAACATTCTCAACCAGGGCCACTACAGCGTGACCGAGCATGCCAGCGTGACATTCCTGGTGCGCGGTGTGTCCCGCTCGCTGCTGGCTGACTTCACCCGACACCGGCACATCAGCTTCAGCGTGGTTTCGCAGCGCTACGTCAACCATGCGGGTACAACTCCCGTACTGCCGCCAGCCGTTACCGGCACTGAGGCTGACACCATGCGGAAGAACATGGTTGCCACCGTTGAGGGTGCCTACTCGTTCGCGCTGGCGCACTACGAAGAGTTGTACCGGAAGCTGCGCGCCCAGGGTCTGGGGCTGAAGGCTGCCCGTGAGGCTGCCCGTTCGGTACTGCCCAATGCGACGCCCGTGGACATGGTGGTTTCCGGCAACCTCCGCGCATGGCGGGATGTGCTGGGTAAGCGCTGGTCGGTTCACGCCGATGCGGAGATACGCGAAATGGCAGGGCTCATCCTGGGACACCTGCGGACGATCGCCCCGAACACGGTTCAGGACATTCCGGCTACACCCTACGGGAGTTGAGCATGCGCGTTGCTGCTGTAGCGCTGGGCGCTGTCGCGCTGGTCATGGTCACGGCTACTGCCTGCGATGACGGGCCCGAGTGTCTCGACTCTCACACCGTTACCAACTTCGTTCCCGTCTACAACGCCACGACCAAGACAACAACGGTTCAGCCGGTAATCACCGTGGTCTGCGACCGGTATGAGACAGGAGAGAGCAAGTGAGCGGCATCTACTACAACCCGGAAGAGTACGGCGTGCGGCTGGTCGGCTCTGTCGACTTGGGTTCGTACGACTGGTGCGGACTGTACGTATTCCAGCGCGAGGCGGACGGCGCACTGCTCTGGGGCACCGACTCGGGTTGTTCCTGTTACGGCCCGTTCGACAACGAGGGTGCGGAAGCGCTGGAGAGCGTGCCCGTGGGCTACGGCACCAAGTGGCGAGCGTGGTACCGGGACAACGCGCGCTCTTACGGTGAGTTCGACAGCGAGCGGGATGCGCTGGAGAAACTGATCGGTAAGGTTGGTCAGATCCTGAGCGAGCAGCGACGCGTACAACTTCGTAAGGTGGGACACGATGGCTGAGCGACAGCGGAACCGCGCGGTTGTCTTCACTGAGGGAAGCGCCGAACCAACGCGGGACAGCATGGGGAACCCCACTGTCACGGTTCGCGGAACCTTCAGCCAAGAGGGCTATTCGCAGACCAGTACCCTTCACCTCTCGTATCCCGCCTCACTATTGATGTTCGAAGAACTGAGAGAGGCGCTGGCGCTATGAGCCAGCCGGTACAGGGGGTCATCGTGCTGGTGGTCTACTTCGCCGCTATCGCATGGGCCGTCTACGGGGGCGAGCGTGACCGGTGATCGCCCTGGTTGGGACGCGTACTTTCTCGCTGGCGCTGCATGGGTGGCTACCCGCGCGGACTGCACCCGTTCGGCTGTCGGGGCGATCCTGGTCAACGCACAGCAGGAAGTACGGGGCACGGGCTACAACGGAGCGCCAGCGGGTGTTCCTGGCTGTGCTAGCTCTGGCGCGTGCCCACGGGGAAGGCTCAGTGCCTCGCAGTGCGCTCCGAATAGCGACTACAGCAACTGTGTTGCCGACCATGCGGAGCGGAACGCGATCCGGCACACGCGCCCGGAGGAACGGCTAGGGGCGACTCTCTACACCACGCGGGCCCCCTGCCCGGCTTGCTGGACCCTGATACGGGCGAGCGGCATCCTGCGGGTTGTCTGCCCGTCGGCTCGCTGGACCCTGAAACGCTGAGAGTATGGCGCAGGTCACATACGAACTTTCGTAGGTGGCTTGCGCCTTCTTTCGTATCTGGACTAACTTCGGCCCTGCAAGACACCGACAGCGACACCAGGGAGACACGTCATGCAGGTTATCGACCCGAACGGTTACCGGGGCAGCATTGAGTACGTCTGTGCGGGCGGGGAGTTCGTCATCGTCGAGTGGGAAGACGGAACCGCTTCCTGCCACCTGTCCGCCATCGCTGGCGAGTGGGTCACGAACTAGAAAGGGGCAGGGCCATGCTGCGACACGCTGAGAACGTACGGCAGATCACCGACTACCGGGCGGTTGAAACCGGCAAGTTCGTCACGTTCGAGTTTGACTACGTCACGGCGTCGGGTGTTAAGAAGACACTGAGGCTCGCGCACTGCGACGCCGACCGGATGCGTGCGCTGATCGTGGGGGAGTGTGAAGCGATGGACGACAGCAAGCGGAAGCGTTCGTTCTGGGCGAGCCTGCGCCGGAAGCGCTGACCCCCCTAGGGCCCTGTCGACTCACATACGAAAGTTCGTAGGTGGGTTGTGCAGGGCCCTTTCTCATGTATCCTGGTGCCTCACCCGATGGAAGGAACCCCGAATGTCCGGCTACCGCCCGCAGAACAGTGGCAACCGAAGTGCGCAGCGTCTCGGGCCGACCATCAGTCGCAGGCTCCGCGCTGCTGGGTGGAACGTGAGTCCGGCTGCCCGGAAGCACAAGGCAGACGGTATCTACGTCAGCGCCATGGGTGACTTCATTTCCGTTCTGGTCGACTTGGGCGGCCGTTCCGCTGGCGAGGCGCAGGCACTCGCTGAGACGGTGCGCGGTTGGGGTTGTGTGCCGCAGGTGAAGGACGAAGCGGGTTACTCGCTGGTGCACTTCACCTACGGTCGCTGACCCCGTTCTGCCCTCAGGGTCACCTACCAACTTTCGTAGGTGGGTTGCGCTGGGGGCATCGGCATGCCTAAGGTGGGATCACCACCGAACGAAAGGCAGCGAAATGAACCTCTACACCGTTGAGACCGAGATGGGAATCATCTACGAAGGGGTGTTCGCCGGTACGAAGCTGGAAGCGGCCAGCGAAGTGGCGAGGGTGATGGACCCTCAGGATGAGATCCTGGAAGTTCACCGACTGGTCTGAGGAACCGGCCCCCGAAAGGGGGCCCTTTCTTTTGCCCTGACACATGATGCATGGGCGCTACATCTATATTTACGGACAGTGACGACTCGTAACACTACGCGTGTGATGAGTAGATAAGGAACGCTTACGGATTCAACTATTCCGGTTAACATGGTGTTTACCGTCTGCCCGAATTGAAGAGAGATGCGTTCATGATCACCTTTGCTGATCTTGGACCGGTACCAACCGTCCACCTGTTTCTAGCCGTTCCCGTCCCGCTACTGGCCAGCGGATGGACGTGGGGGCAACTGACTAGCTACCGGGGCCCGCTCGCCCGTGAGTATGCCTACAGCGCCCGAGAGTGTGAGGCGCTGGTGCGCACCTACGGCACGGCTGTGCCCAGGATCGTCGGCCACCGTGAGCTAGGGCCCCGCTTCCGGGTGTGCGCCAAAGGGCCCGTAACCGGTCTGACGCTGGGCATCCGCGAGTGGGAGTGGTCGGCCAGCAGACGGGAGTACAAAGCCGTAGGGGAGTACATGTGTGGCTGGCGTGAGGCAGTGCGCGCCTACTGGATCAAGACCGGCGAGATGATCGAGCGTCAGCGGTTCGACGCCAGCGCGTACCCCGTTGGAGTGATCCCGCTGGCCCCTAGCCCCATCGCTGGCAAGGTGCCCAGGAAGCGACGCAGCGCGTAGCCTGCCCCCATGGAAGAGACACCGGCCATGCCACCCAAGGTGAAGACGTACGACAGCCCCAGCGCGCTGCTGGCCAAGCTGGAAGGGCGCGCAGCCATGTGGGAGCGCGTAGCGCGAGAGAACAAGGAACGGGCGGAAGAGTTTGAGCGGGCAGCGCAGGAGGTACGGCAGGGGGCAGCGAGCGTGTCAGTGGGCCGTACAACGTACGTACTCCAGACTGCTGACACCGCACCAGATGCCTAGATAGCCTAGGGGCATGGTCCGGTAACGGGCCGGACCTAGTGGGAAGTTAGGACAACCAAACAATGACCCAAGCGGACAGCGCTCGCGCGCTGCGAATGTCGCTTGACTCGAACCCCAGCGCGGGCAAGGGACAAGCCACTGCACTTACCCCCTTGCCCAAGGGTTGGGGTTCGTTCTGTTCCAAGCCGGGCAGCGACGAGACGGGACGCTGGTACGCCACTGCCCCGTGGAACGTGGACGCGCTGAAGACTCGGTTCGGTGCTATGGCCGATGACCTTGAACAGACGGTGTGCGCCGACACGTGGCCTGCGCTGCACAAGGCCGTTGCCGTTCAGGTCGCGCTGCACCTGAGGCTGATCGGGGGTGCCGAGTGACTACAGCGATAGCACGGCCCGCGATACCGGCCCCCAGGTACGCACACCGGCACGTCCCGGCTCGCCTGCCCGGTAGTGAGCGCTGGGGCATCTACGACAGGCGTATGGGCGCGTTCTGCTCGCTGCCTGCGGAGTGGGGTCCGTCGCCTGCATTGCTGCCGCTCGAATGGCCGGACAGACAGGGGGCCGAAGTGTGGTTGTACCTCTGTCGGGTGGCGTGGGGCGCTGACTTGGTCCCCGTCCCGGACGGTTGGAACGGGCGCTAACCGGCGCTTCCGGCCGTGTGGTCCCCTGGGGTTGTCTCTTTCGTGGGAAAGCGTCTACCCTGGTGCACCATGACAGCACTGATATACATCCGACTGAGCCGCGAGACTGCCGAATCCGCCTCAATCGACACACAGCGCAACGCGGCCCGCTTGTGGCTGACGCAGAACGGGTACGACCCTGCCGACTCTGTTGAGTATGTGGACTCCGGAGTATCCGGCGCAAAACCCCTTGAAGAGCGCGCGGACATGCGCAGGCTCATGCAGGACATCAACCAGCGCCGTGCCCAGGGTGAAACGTCCTTCATCATCATCGCGTGGAAACTCGACCGCTACGCACGCAGCGTCTCTGAGTTCCTGCGGCTGGTCGCATGGGGCGAGGAACGGGGCGCACGACTCGCCACCACCGACAACACCATCAACACGGTCACGCCTACCGGCCGCATGGTCGCTGTCGTGCTCGCAGCGCTGGCCGAGTGGGAACGCAGCCTGATCACCGGCCGAGTCGTCGCCGGGCAGGCCACCCGACGCACACAGGGCCGATGGGTCACCGGCGCTGCCCCCTACGGCTACCGGATCGAACGGCGGGACGGCGCTGCCTACCTTGCGATCGATGAAGCGGAGGCAGCCAAGATCAGAGCGGCTGTCGCCAAGCTGCTGACCGACGGGACCGTTACCGGCACGGCGCGCATGCTGGACATAGGCGAGCGCCAGTGGCGACGCATGCTCACCCGGCAAGATGCCCTCAGGGGCCGACTTCAGCACAACGGGCAACTTGTGCTCAGCGAAGACGGCGTAACGCCTGTCCAGTTCGCTGACCCGATCATCAACGCTGCTGAGGCGAAAGCCATACGCGAGCGCCTGCACGCCCTTGCAGTCGGCGAGGAGCGGGCCCCCAGACAGGCAACACCCCTGTGCACTGGTGGACTGGCTACCTGCTGGAAGTGCGGTAAGAACCTCAACGGCGGGAAGCGCCGAGACGGAATCCTCCGCTATCGCTGCAAGCAAGGGTGCAGCACCATCAAGGCTGCCGCACTTGACGACAGAGTGAAGGCTGAATTCCTCGCGCGCTGGGGTGCGTTCCCCGAGCACACCGTACGGCTAGAGGGTGGCAACGATCTGACCGACCAGATGATTGAAGCGCAGGAGCAAGCGGAGCGACTGACAGCGCGCATGGCGACAGCCGGACCGCTCATGCTGGCGAGCCTTGAGAAGCATGCCGCAGACCTTGAAGCTGCGTACGCCTCTCTGCGGGCCGCACATGACCCGGAGGTACGGGAAGTGCTGGTGCCCACTGGTAGGACGCTAGAGGGGGCGTGGGATGCCGCAGACAGGGCAGGCAGGACACAGCTACTGAAGGACATGGGTCTGCACGTCGTACTCTTGGACAAGACACACGCTGACAGGCTGGCCATCACCTGGGCTGTCGGTGGCGATGACCAAGAGTTGGTCGAGATGCTCGGGGACCTAGACGCGAAAGGCGCAGCATGATCACCCACCGTAAGTGTTCGGCGTGCGGGCTGACCAAGCCGGTATCCGAGTACAGTCCCAACCCCCAGGGGCGAGACGGTTACCAGTCCAAGTGCAAGGCATGCCGGGCGGACGTACAGCGAGCGGCGAACGCTGGCAAGTCCAAAGAAGAGTTGGCCGCGCAGATGGCTGCCTATCGCGCTGGCATCCGTAAGGACCGGTGTGCGGTGTGCTCGGGGCAGATCAAGGGGCAGGGTATCTGCTCACGCTGTGACAGCTATATCAGCGCGCTGGGTGGCCTTGACGGGCTGAAGCGGGCAACCCGAGCGGTGAAGTGGCTGCGCTCGCAGTGATCTAGGACACACCCATAGGTAACGGGCCGGACTCGAAAGGGTCACGGCCCGTTACTTTTGCCCTGTCAGCGCGTGAGGGCGTGACGTTTCCGCCTCAGCCCATCAAGATCAACATACCCTCTGACCTGCACAAAGTGATGAAGTGACGATTAGACCCCACTCCCGGTAATACATATAGGTTTCTATAGCGATTACAGAACGGCCCATCGTTCCGTCACTTCGTCACTACCCCTCACGGACGACTCGCGCACACAGCGGGTAACCGACTCGCTAGTAATAGTGTATGGGGCGGTTGTTCCCGCGCACTCAGGTACTACGATCCGGCGGACTGTGGACCCTTGCCCCTCGCCCAGCGCTCCCCTGCCTCTCTCTCCCAGGGTTGTAGTGCTGGGCACATGCTTCGTTAGCTCAACGGATAGAGCGCCCGCCTATCGCGCGGGCAGTCACGGGTTCGACTCCCGTACGAAGCGCGTGTGAGCCTTGCTCAGCCTTGACCGGCTGCGCTCCGCTCACCCTGGGTGAAACCGGCCCCTACTCCCTGCCTAGTCAGCAGTCGAGCGGGCAGCGAGTAGCCCTCAACCGCTGATGGTGGAACGGGTAGACACAGCAGGCTTAGAACCTGCCGCGCGCGAGCGCATGGGGGTTCGAATCCCTCTCAGCGGACTAACGCGGGTGCCGTGGTCGGTCGACAGGCCGGTTATGTACGCGCCCGCGTGACGTGGGTATGGCGCAGTTGGTAGCGCGCTGGCTTTGGGAGTCAGAGGTCACAGGTTCGAGACCTGTTGCCCGCACATGAAAAGGCCCCTGGTGTGGTCACCAGGGGCCATTATGGGGCTGATCAGCCCTTGCGCAGCTTGCTGTACTCGGTGAGACCCTCAACGGTCAGCGTGTCGATAACGTCCGTAAGGGCCCTGCGAGCGCGCATAACGTCACCCTGTGCGGTGAAGAGCGAGGCAGGCGACTTGGCGGCCCTCACGCGTTGCTCAGCGTCCCTGAGGATCTCCGTAGCGTTGAGCGCCTTGCGTACCTGCTGGGCGCTGTAACGCTCCGCGAGGCTCTTACCCGTTCCCCAGGGGCGACGGTGCTTGCAGGTGTCAGAGCACAGTTCCGTGACACTGGCCGGGCAGTTGCAGAGGTCGCTTTCGCGGATGATGCGAGTCATTTTTAGCCTCCCGTAGTGGTTGAGGCACCAGGATGACAGGCGATTCGGCTGCGCGCAAGTACGAAAGTTCGTAGGTGACCCCATGGCACGCGCATTTAGTGTCTGTTCTAGCCCTGGATGTCCGATTTTGGTCTATCCGGCGGGCCGATGCGCTGAGTGTAAGGCCCGTGCTGGGGCGCTGAGGCGCTCATCGCAGCGTAAGGGCTATGGTGCTCAGTGGCAGCGCACACGTAAGGCGTACCTACAGGCTCATCCCTGGTGTGAGTGCGCCGAGTGTGAGGACATGCCTATGCCGCTGAGGCCGCGTGCGACAGAGGTAGACCACATCGACGGGCTAGGGCCGCTAGGTCCACGGGGCCATGACTGGTCGAACCTGCGCAGTATGACCAAGGCTCATCACTCGCGTGAGACAGCGAGGCATCAGCCCGGAGGATGGAACGACCGTGGATGATCACGCTGTGCATGCACGCTGAGTGAACGTCCCTTGTGTCCGTTTCGACCCATAGGGGTGGGGGTGCACCCCTTGACCCCCTGGGGACGTTGAACGCGGGGGAGGGCGCTGTCAGGTGCGCCCGGTTCAGACACCCTATCGTGACGCACGTCACACCCCCATTACTTACACACAGTGAAGGGCCCCCGGCCATGTGACCAGGGGCCCGACTCGCTGTCAGCGGTTGATGACTTCAAGGGTGTTGGTCGAGTAGACCGGACCGCCCCTGCGTCGCTGCGTCACTTCCAGATGCTGAAGGACGACCCGACTTACGGTGATCGCTTCCGTCTCACCATCATCCCAATGCATCCAAGCCTGCGCGGGCACGGCTGCCAGTGAGCCGACCGCTTCCCAGATGGTGTCAGCGTAGATGCGCTCCGGTGCCTCAGGGTCTGGGTTCAGGCTCAGTCGCTGCCCCTGGTCGTCGTATGCGCTGATCTCATACCGCGTGCTGTCTGCCACTAGGTCACTCCCTTAATCGGTCGAGTGGCCAGCATGCACCAGTGCGGTTCCCCATGCAAGTCAGGTACGAATATTCGTAGGTGAGGTGACAGTCATGGCCAAGGGTGGCGCGCGTGCGCGATCGGGCCCGGTGCCGACCAGTACGGAGCGCAGCCACAAGGCCAAGGCTGATGCCCAGGGTTGGACCACGCTACCGGCTGATGGCCGTGACGGGCCTACTCCTGCGTTCCCGCTGGACATGGTGAGTCCGCGTGAGTGGGCTGTCTGGGAGCGTCTCTGGGAGTCTCCGCAGGCTGTCATGTGGGAGCAACTACACCAAGACTTTGAGGTCGCCTCTTATGTGCGGCTGCTGGTGCGCGCTGAGGGTCCGCGTAGCTCTGCGATTGTGTGGGGGCAGGTGAAGCAATTCGCCGAGTCTCTTGGGTTGAGCGTGAGCGGAATGCAGCGCAACCGTTGGACCATTGCCAAGATTGACGCTGACGACGACGAGACGAATAACCCTTCCGCTGTCTCTCCTGTTGCGTCACTGACAGCGAGACTGCGGGCGGTGAACGGTGACTGACGGTAAGACTTTGGTCGTTACGCTCGCGTGGATTGAGTCCCATGCCGTTATCCCGGATGGATTCAGGCAGGGCGAGCCGTTCGAAATGCTGCCTTGGCAACTGAAAGTAGGCGCTGATTTCTATAGCGTGCGCCCGGATGCTGAGGTGGGGCAGAAGTCAACGGCTTTCACCTACCGGCGTGCGCAGGTCATCATGCCGCAGAAGAGCGGTAAGGGCCCTTTTGCGGCTGCCATCGTGCTCGCTGAGGCTGCCGGACCTACTGTGTTCGCCGGTTTCGCTGAGGGTGGCGAGCGGTATCGGTGTAAGGATTGGGGTTGCCCTTGCGGGTGGACGTACGACTACGCCCCTGGTGAGCCGATGGGCATGCCGCAGCCGACGCCGCTGATTCAGCTACTGGCTACCTCTGAAGATCAGGTCGCCAACGTGTACCGGCCGCTGAAAGCCATGATCAAGCACGGCCCTTGTAGCGCTGTGATGAACGTCCGTGAGGGGTTCGTCAAGGTCGGTGAAGAGGGCCGTATCGACGTGGTCACGTCGTCTGCTCAGTCGCGACTCGGTAACCCGATTACGTTCGCTGTGCAGGATGAGACGGGTACCTACAACGCAACCAACAAGATGATCAAGGTTGCGGAGACTATGCGGCGTGGTCTGGCCGGTATGTCGGGCCGCTCGATCGAGACCACGAACGCCTACGATCCTTCCGAGTATTCGACTGCTCAGCGGACGAATGAAGGTAAGGCGGAGGACGTTCTACGGTTCTTCCCGCAGGCTCCGGCCACGCTGAGTTATCGGAACAAGGCTGAGCGCCGGAAGATTCACAAGGCCGTTTACGCTGGCTGCCCGCATATCGATCTAGACGCTATTGAGGCTGAAGTCTCTGAGCTACTGGAGACGGACCCCGGACAGGCTGAGCGGTTTTTCGGTAACCGGGTTGTTGCTGGTCACGGCGCGTGGATTGAACATGCGCAGTGGCTACAGCGGGTCAGCGACCGCGAGATTCCCAAGCCTTCCGAGTACAAACTGATGAAGGTCCCCATCGTGTTGGGGTTCGACGGCTCAGACTCGGATGACTGGACTGGTGTCCGCGCTGAGACGCTGGAAGGTTTCCAGTTCACGCCTACGTACGGCCCGAGCAAACTGCCGACCGTATGGGACCCGGCCGAGTGGGGTGGACAGGTTCCCCGGCTGGAAGTGGATGCAGCCGTAAGCGAGTTGTTCGCCAAGTACGACGTAAAGCTGATGTATTGCGACCCTCCCTATTGGGAGACTGAGGTCGACAATTGGGCTGAACGCTACGGTGAGCGTCGCGTGGTGCGCTGGCACACTCGGCGTCCCCTTCAGATGCATGCAGCCGCTGAGCGCCTTAAGACGGATGTCATCAAGCGTGACAGCGGATTCACCCATGACGGTTGCTCGATCACTGAGCGGCACGTCTTCAACGCCCGTATGGCTGCGCGCCCGAGCGACCGTTATGTGCTGGCCAAGCCAGAGCAACGCCGGAAGATCGATATGGCTGTGGTCAGTGTCCTTACGCATGAGGCTGCCTGCGACGCTATCGCCGCTGGTCTGCTGAAGCGCAAACCGTTCTACATGTCCGCCTAAGGAGAAAGAGAGCCTATGGCTACGATCACACAGGCTCTGTCTCTGGTGGGGCTGCTAGAGGATGAACTACTGCGTCGGCGTCCGAAGATTCAGCTACACGCCGACTACTACCGGGGTGATCAGCGGCTAGCGTTCGCGTCCGATCAGTTCCGGAAGTTCCACGGGGACCGATACCGCAACTTCGCTGACAATTGGGTTCAGGTGGTTTCTGATTCGCCCGTTGAGCGACTCACGGTTAACGGCATCCTGCCCGCTGGTGTGACTGAGGCCGATTCCGAGTCGTGGCGTGTCTGGCAGATGAACGGCCTTGACGCTGACTCGCAGCTTGGCTTTCAGGGGGCCGTCAATAGCGCCCGTAGCTTCGTTCTGGTGTGGGGTGATCCGGATGACGCTGACACTCCTGAGGTGACGTTTGAGGATGCCTCACAGTGCATCGTGGCGTACGTGCCCGGTAGTCGCCGGAAGCGTCGAGCGGCTCTGAAGCGCTGGGATGATGGCGACCGGTCCTTTGCCACGCTGTATCTCCCCGATGAAGTCTGGAAGTTCGAACGCCCCCTACTCGGGGAGAATTCCAAGTCTCCGCAGATGGCACAGGTTGACAGTGAGCTAGAGCGTTGGGAAGTGCGGGACACTGGCGCTGAGCCGAACCCGCAGCCGAACCCCATGGGCATGGTGCCGATGGTGGAACTGCCTAACCGGCCGATGCTGGCTGATGAGCCGATCAGCGATATCGCTGGTGTCATCGCGATGCAGGATGCGGTAAACCTGCTCTGGGCGCAGCTTTTCACCGCTGCGGATTACGCCTCTTTCCCGCAGCGCATTGTGCTGGGTGCGGAGGTTCCCGAGATTCCTATCTTGGACGCGTCCGGGCAGATCGTTGGTTCGCGCCCCGTGGACCTAGAGCGGTTCGCGGTCGACCGAGTGATGTTCTTCACCGGTGATGATGTCAAGGTCACCGAATGGACAGCGGCCAACCTTGAGGCGTACACCAAGATTATTGAGGTGGCAGTCGGTCATATCGCTGCCCAGACTCGCACGCCTCAGCACTACCTAGTTGGCAAGATGGCCAACCTGTCTGGTGACGCGCTGATCGCTGCTGAAACCGGACTGGTGAAGCGTGTTGAGGAAAAACAACTGTGGTTCGGGCAGGCGCTGCGTGAGGTATTCCGGCTGATTGCGCTGGCGCAGGGTGATGACGCCAAGGCTACTGCGGTGGCTGGTGGGCGACTGCTCTGGGCGGATGCTGAGAGCCGTTCGCAGGCGCAGCTATCTGACGCGCTGCTGAAGCTGAAACAGATTGGTTTCCCGTTCGAGTGGATTGCCCTACGGTACGGGCTCACGCCGACTGAGGTTGCTGACCTACTGCTGATGCGTGACAAGGAACTACAGGCTGACCCGATGGGCGCGTTTACCGCGCTGATGGGACGTGACCCCGGAGCGAGCAACGATGGCGATCAGCCGACTAGCCCGGAGGCATCAGGAGAGTAGGGAAGCGCTGGCTGCTACGACTGCCCGCGCGGTGCTGGGGGAGTGGGCAAAGGTTCGCCCCGAGCATGTTGCCCGAGATTGGGCACGGTTGCTTCCCGCTGTGACTGCAATGGTCCAGCGGGGGCAACTGCATGCCGCACAAGGCTCGCACACGTTCATGCGTGAGTTGCTGGGTGCGGAGGCTGTAGCGGGTGGTCAGATCGTCCCTGAGCGGTTCGCCGCGCAGACGCCGGACGGTCGGGATGCGATGAAGCTACTGGCGCAGGCTGCCCCCCGCTCGATCTCTGCGCAACGCAGAGGTATGGGCGCACGGTCGGCGCTGGCGCGTGGTGCTGCGTTTCTGGACATGGTTGTCCGTACGGTTGTGGCTGATACGGGCAGGCAGGCTGATCAGGCTGCGATGGTGGGAAACCGTAATGTGCGCGCCTACGTGCGCGTGGTGGAACTTCCCGCGTGTTCGCGCTGCATCATCCTTGCTGGCCGTGAGTACGGCGTCTCTAGCGGCTTTCTGCGGCATCCTCGCTGTGACTGCACGATGGAGCCGGTAACCCGTAAGAACCGACCTACCCCGCCTGATGCGCAGGACATTTTTGATGCGATGAGTCCGGCGCAGAGGCGCAAGGTGTTTGGCGACGCTGGCCGTAAGGCGATTGAGGACGGCGCGAACATTTCCAGCGTGGTGAACGCACGCAAGTCCATGGCGCAGGTTGAGATGTTCGGCCGCACGGTGCAGGCAACCTACGTCGGTACCGGCTCGCGCAAGAAAAAGCGCCCTCCCCGGCTGATGCCTGAAGAGATTTACAAGCAAGCGGAGTCACGCGAGCACGCGATACGACTGCTCTACAAAAACGGCTACCTCCGCTGACCCCACCTACGAATTTTCGTACGTGCGCGCAAGGCGCACCACTTGGCCCCGCAATGGAGTTGACGCATGCCTGAAAACGAGACCGCCCCCGCGACTGAGACTGTCACCGACGAGACTGCCAGCGAGGAGACGGCGCAGGGCGCTGATACCGCTGGCGAGGGTGACCCGAACCCGGACGGTGCTGAGGCGCTGGGCGACGCCGGTAAGAAGGCGCTTGACTCGATGAAGGGCAAGTGGAGGGATGAGCGGGACAAGCGTCGCGCGCTGGAAGAGAGGCTAGCGGCGCTGGAGACTGCCCCTAAGGGCAGCGACACTGACCAGCCTGACGCCAAGACGATCAAGGCGCAGGCCACGCGCGAGGCGAACGCTAAGGCGAACGCGCGCATTCTCCGATCGGAGATCAAGGCTGCGGCTGCGGGGAAGCTAACTGACCCTGCTGACGCTCTGGCCTTTCTCGACGTTTCGAAGTTCGAGATTGACGAGAATGGTGACGTGGACGCTGACGAGATCAGCGACGCGATTGAGGAACTACTGACTAGGAAGCCACACCTTGCCGCAACGGCACGGCCACGCTTCCAGGGCACTGGCGACGGTGGCGCAGCGCGCAAGGCGACTGGCCCAACTCAGTTGACCCGTGAGGAACTTTCCAAGATGTCCCCTGAGGCGATCGTTAAGGCGAAGCGCGAGGGCCGTCTGAAGAACCTCCTATCTGGCAACTAAGCCACTCACCTTGCCGGACGCATCCGCGCCGGTAACACAACTCCCTAAGAGGAAACATGGCTGTCACTTCTTTCATTCCGGAGATCTGGAATGCCCAGCTACTGACGGATTTCCGTGAGCAGGCTATTGCGGCTGCGCTCACTAACCGTGAGTATGAGGGCAACGCGTCTGCGGGTAACGTCGTCAAGATCAACTCTGCGACTGCCGTTGCCGTTGCTGACTACAAGGCTGCGGGTCGGACTACTTCCGCCAGCGCTGTCAGCACCACGTCTCAGGATCTGCTCATCGATCAGGAGAAGTCGTTTGACTTCTACGTGGACGATATCGATAAGGCGCAGGCTGCTGGTTCGATGGACGCGTTCACCCGTTCCGCTGGTGAGGGTCTAGCGGAGGACGCTGATAAGTTCATCCTGTCCACCGCCATCGCGGCTGCGGGCAGCGTCATCCCGTCCGCCAACCTGACCCCGGTTACTGCCTTCAACGTGCTGCGCGACATGCGTAAGGCGCTGAACAAGGCTAAGGTCCCGGCCGGTCAGCGAGTGGTCATCCTCAACGCTGAGTTTGAGGCGCTGCTACTGGAAGCGGACGCCAAGCTGACCAGCGTTGACCAGAGCGGTTCGCCTGCGGGTCTGCGCGAGGCGTCGCTAGGTCGACTGCTCGGGTTCGACATCTACACCAGTGAGAATCTGCCGACCGTGGATGCTCCGCAGGCGCTCGCGTTCTACCGCCCGTCGGTGGCGTACGTGTCGCAGGTCGAGAAGACTGAGGCGCTCCGCGCTCAGGATAAGTTCGCTGACCGGCTGCGTGGTCTGCACGTCTACGGCGCGAAGGTCATCCGCCCGCAGGGTGTCGCTGTCTTCACCGACTCGACTGCCTGACGCTCCTGAGTTGGGGTCACTTACGAAAGTTCGTAGGTGACCCCCGCTCCCCAACTGAATAGGGGGTTTAACCGTATGGCTTTCGTCATCGGTCCTAACGGCGTGCGCAACTACATGCCGGATGACGTGGCTTCAAGTCTGGTGGGCAATGGTGAGCGTGGTTACAGCTACGCCGACCCGGAGCCTAAGCCAGCGTCTAAGCCTGCACCTAAGCGGACTACGCGCCGCACAACTGCGAAGTGAGGTAACGCCCCATGGCTCTTACTCCGCTGGCGACTGTCGCTGATCTTGAAGCCAGGGGCGTGACCGTTGCGGCTGGTGAGCTAGCCGCAGTGACTGTCTATCTAGACGTGGCTTCAACGCTGGTGCGTGACGCTGCTGGCTCGCCTGTCAGCCAGACCGAGTCGACCGTGAAGGTTGAGGGTCGGGGCACTGACCGGCTGCCACTCCCCGGAGCGCCTGTAACGGCTGTCTCAGCCACTCTGGCGGACGGGGTGGTACTCGGGGACTGCAAGCTACTGAACGGCGCTCTGTGGCGCGCTGAAGGCTTCGCAGAGGGTACGGAGTACACCGTCACCTACACGCATGGACTAGCTGAGGTTCCTGCCGACATTGTTGACATGGTGTGTCGACTGGCTGGCCAGGAACTGATGTCACTGCGTAGTGGTGAAACTGCCTCGCGGCCGGTGAAGACAGAACGCATCGGGGACTACTCAGTCGGGTATGACACTGAGGTCGAGTCGGGCACGATGGTTCTTACCGACTTTCAGCGCTCGCGGCTGGCTGCGCGGTTCGGCAATGGTGCGGGAACGGTGCGTGCCCGATGAGCCGACTGGCCCGACTCCTGAACGCTTCCGCTGAGGTTTGGCGACAGTCGCGCACCAGTGATGGCATGGGTGGTTGGGTGGTCGAGTGGGCGAGGGTGGCCACTGTCCGCGCCCGTTTCTCGCAGCCATCGGCCACCGAACGTGTGGTTGCCGCTCAGAACGGCGCAGACCTGTCGCACGTCGTGTACCTGCTGTCGACCGCTGGCGTTCAGCGAGGCGACGAACTACGGCGCGGAACGGACGTGTTCACCGTTGCGGCCACCTACGAGCCGAGCGAGCCGAACACCTACCTGCGCGCGGACTGCAAGCTGCGTCAGTCGGGGGCGTGATGGCATCTGGAATGCGTGGCCTGCGTACTGCGCTGGCACGAATACGGCTACTGCCTCAGCGTGCGAACGAAGCACGGGCGGAAGCGCTACGCGAGTGGGCATCCTCGCTGGAAAAGACAGCGAAGGATCTTGCCCCTAAGCGGACTGGCGCGCTGGCCAACTCGATTGAGGCGCGCATCAATACGGGGTCCGGTAAGGCGTGGGTCCAGATTGCCCCCGGTAAGACACGCGAATACGCGTACTACGTCGAGAAAGGCACGTCCAAAATGGACGATCAGCCGTTTCTCGGTCCCGCCTCGCAGATTCACAGACGTACCGGCGAGCGTGCTTTGCAGCGCGTAGCGCCCCGATTCTTCGGTAGGTGGTGACCCTGGCAACCGCACTAGCACCACTACAGACAAGCGTGTTTACCGCGCTGAACGGCGCTGCCTCGCTGTCGGGCAGGGTGTTTGACAAGGTTCCGGAGCCTGCCCCGTACCCGTTCGTTTCGCTGGGTGCGATCAGCGAACTTCCCGACGACTCGCATGATGCGCAGGGGCTCAACTCGACGGTGACCGTTCACGTTTGGTCCAAGGCTGCGAGCAAGGCTGAGGCTTACGCCCTCTTCGCTGCGGTAGACGCTGCCCTTGATCGGGTGGCGCTGGTCGTGTCTGGGTTCGTGGACGTTCAGATCAAGCACACGCAGCACCAAGTCATTCCGGACCCGGACCCGGACGTGACGCACATTAACGCGCAGTATCGCGTACACATGACAAAGGAGAATTCCGAATGAGCGGACTAGACGCATTCGGTATCGAACTTCAGCGAGGCGACGGGGTCACGCCGACTGAGGTCTTTACCGCCATCGGCAAGGTGACGAACGTTTCCGGCCCGGAGATTGAGCGCGAGACGTACGACGTTACCGCGCATGACTCGGTTGATGGGTGGCGCGAGTTCATCGGTGGACTGAAGGATGCTGGCGAAGTGTCCATTGAGGTCAACTATGACCCGCGCGTTCATGACGATCTGATCGCCGATTTTGAGGACACTGCCCCTCGCAGCTACAAGCTAGTTTTCCCCGGCGGGCTAGGGGAGTGGGGCCTAAAGCTAATCCTCACTGGCTTCAGCCAGGAAGCGCCCGTTGATGACAAGCTGAGCGCTGAACTGACCTTCAAGGTTTCCGGCAAGCCTTCCATCACCGCAGGAGTGTAATCACCCATGACGTACCTATCCGCTGAGCAGATCCTAGGCGCTGACGATCTACTGCGAGAGCCGGTAGCGGTTCCCGAGTGGGGAGGCACCGTCATGGTTCAGGGCATGAACGGCACCGATCGCGACCGTTTCGAAGCGCAGATGCTCAATGAGCAGATGAACGGCGTAGCGAAGGATAAGGCGCTGGCGAACTACCGTGCTCGCCTCGCGGCTGCCTGTCTGGTGTCTGAGGACGGTAAGCGTCTGTTCCGCTCTGACGCTGAGGTCAAGCGCCTTGGCGAAAAGAGCGCGCAGGCGCTGAACCGTGTTGTTGAAGTTGCCTCGCGGCTGTCGGGCCTCACGTCGGAAGACGTTGAGGAACTAGTGGGAAACTAACGGCCCGCCCGGAGCGGCAGTTCTATTTCCGGCTCGCTGGTTTCCTTGGTATGCCTGTGGCCGAGTTGCTCGCCCGTACGTCGTCACGCGAACTTTCGGAGTGGCTGGCGTATGAGCGAGTAACCGGCCCGCTTGATATCCGGCTACGTACGGAGATCTCTGCGGGCATCATCGCTGCGACTGTCGCCAACTCGAACGGCGCAAAACGCAGAGCGAAACCGTCCGACTTTCTGCCTACGTGGTTCAAGCGTAAGAAGACTGTCCGCGAAATGTGGCAGGAAGTTGTCCGGGCTAACACTGCTCTGGGCGGATCGTATAAGCGGGCCGAGTAGGCACCTACGAATTTTCGTACCTGAATTAGAAAGGGGGTGCCTATGGCCACGCTCGCATCACTAACCGTTGACCTAGGAATTGATACCGGCCCGGTAGTCGCTGGGGCGCGGCGCGCGTCGGCTGCTATTCGCTCGATCGGTACCACTGTTGCGGGCATGACGCAGGATGCTGAAGGGAACTGGACCGACCTTAACGGCACTGTCCGTTCCGCAGCACACGCGAACATGACCAATGCTCAGCGCATGCGGGATGCTCTGGGTGGCGTGGGCGAGGCACTGCGCGGTGTGGGCAGCATCGCGCGCTCTGGCATGGCGAGTGGTCTGCGCACCGCTGGCGCAGCCGGTACTAAGACACTCGGGGGACTGACCAAGTCCCTTGGGGTCATGTCGGTCGGCGCTGTCGGCGCGGCTGGTGCTATGGCTGCGGTCCCGCTGGCATTCGTGGGTCTGGGTGCCATGGTGCTGAAGGAAAACGCGACGGTTGTGAGCGCGTTTAGTGGTCTGAAGGATCACGTCACGTCGACTATGCAGAGCCTCGCGCAGCCGATGGTGCAGCCGCTCGCGGATGCCGCTGGCCAGATGAAGGGCATTTTCGATGAGATAGCGCCGCAGATTGGGCAGGCATTCAAGGCTGCCGGACCGCTGATTGAACCGCTGGTCGGTGGTCTGGGTGAGCTAGTCAAGGGCGTCATGCCCGGACTGGTGTCCGTCATGGAAAAGGCGGGTCCGCTAGTTGAGGGTCTGGCCGATGCTTTCGCCGGTATCGGTGACGGTATCGGGGGATTCTTTGAGGGTCTGTCGTCTGGCATCGGTGAAGCGGGCCCCGTGCTTGCCTCGCTGGGCGGCGCGATAGGCGATATCCTGCCCGTTCTGGGTGAGCTAATGGGTCAGATGCTGCAAGTTGCGGGCCCTGTACTCAGCAAGCTACTCGACGGACTAGGCCCGATCATCGCGCAGCTAGGTGACGCGCTAGGGCCGGTGATTGAGGCTCTCGGGCCCATTCTCGGGGAACTAGTTGACGCGTTTCTGGCGCTAGTTGAGGCCGTTTCGCCGCTGCTACCGCCGATCATGGAACTAGTCGCAGCCGTTCTGCCCGCGCTTTCGCCGCTACTCGCTGCGATTGTGCCCATGTTTGAGGCGCTGGGCGAAGTGGTTCAGGCGCTGGTGCCCATTATCGAGTTTCTGACCCCCATCATTGCGGCGCTGGCGATGATCCTGGCTGATCAACTGGCCGGATTCATCAAGTCTGTTGTTGTGCCAGCGGTGAAGATGATTGCGGCACTGCTAAAGGGTGACTTTAGCGGGGCTATGGAGTACGCAAAGCAAGCCGTTTCGGGCGCTGCGCGGTTCCTGATGTCTATTTTCACCGAACTGCCGGGCAAGATTGGCGCTGCGCTGGCTCCGCTGGTCGGTAAGGTCTGGGGCGTCATCCGCGATGCCGGTAGCCGGATGCTTTCTGCGGCCCGTGAGGGCATCGCGAGCGTGGTTGCCAGGGTCCGTGAGCTACCGGGCAAGGCGCGTAACGCGCTCAGCGGTATCGGCAACGCGCTGAGGGCAGCCGGTATGAATCTGGTGAAGGGCTTCATCAACGGAATCACGTCAATGTTCGGTTCCGTTAAGTCCAAGCTGGGCGAACTTACGTCCATGCTGCCGGACTGGAAGGGCCCTGAGGCGCTCGACCGGAAGATCCTGACCCCTAACGGTCGGATGGTCATCGGTGGTTTCATGCGCGGCATTGACAAGCAAGTCCCGTACCTGCGTAAGCAACTCGGGGGCGTGACTGCTGATCTGCCAGGAATGGCTATGGACGTGAGTCCAAAGGGTGTGGCTCGCGCTGCACTCACACAGCGTCAGGGACTCACATTCGATGTGACCGGCGCGGACGAAGATATGAAGCGGCTCATCCGGCGCATTGTGAAGAACGATGGTCGCGGGGATGTTCAGACCGCTTTCGGCGCACGATAGAGACAGGGGTCAGCAGTGGGCTTTCCGCTAGACATTCGGACGGAACTTTTCATCGGTGGGACGTGGCTGGACGTGAGTCCGGACGTGTACCTACGTGAAGTGAAGAACATCGTCCGGGGGTTGCGCGACCAGGGTTCCACTGCTGACCCTGCCTCGCTGTCTCTGACGCTGAACAATCGGGCTGGTAAGTACTCGCCCCGGAATGCCATGTCTCCCCTGTATGGGCTGATAGGCAGGAACACGCCTCTACGGCTGAGCGTGCCGAGTGAGGAAAGCTACCTACAGCTAGATGGCCGTGACGGTTGCGAGGCGAGCACTCCCGATTCTGCCTCGCTGGATATCACCGGCGATATCGACGTGCGCGCGGAGATCTCGCCGGACTGGTACGGGTCGACTAACCAACTGATCATTGGCAAGTGGGATTCCGCTGCCCTTCAGTCGAGTTGGTTCGTGCAGGTCTACAACGGCAGCATCTATTTCCGTTACACCATTTCGGGTAACGAGAGTGCGGGTGGCCGCTGGTTTGCGCGCGGTCTGCCTGCGCTGCCCGAGCGTGCGGCTATCCGCGTGACCATGGATGTTGACAACGGGCGAGGCGGGAATACCGTCACGTTCTATTGGGCCGAGTCGCTTGACGCTCCGAACGGCTGGACCATGATTCAGCAGCCGGTGACGGTTACGGCGGGCACGTCACCCATCTTTTCCGGCACGGCCCCCCTGCGTATCGGCGTGACTGACCCCAAGGTTTCCGGGCGCAGGCCGATGACTGGCCGGGGCTACCGGTTTGAGGTTCGGAACGGCATAGATGGCCCTGTAGTCGCCTCTCCTGACTTTAGGGTTGCCGCCCCTGGCTCTGCCTCTGTGACGGACGCACAGGGCAACGTGTGGACGCTGAGCGGCTCTGCGCAGGTTCGGGACCGTGCGGACAGGTTCGTCGGTGAGGTGGCCTCTTGGCCTCTGCGCTGGTCGACTGATGACGCCGACATATGGACCCCCATTACGGCTAACGGCATCCTGCGTCGACTCGGGCAGGGCACCAAGGCTCTTGACTCGACTCTGCGTCGGCGCATCCCGTCCGGCAACCCCATTGCCTACTGGCCGATGGAGGAACTGACGGACGCCGTACAGGCTTACTCGCCTATTCCGGGTGTGCAGCCTGCGTCTGTGTCGTCTGTCGATTGGGCGTCCGCTGACTCGCTGCCTAGCTCTGCGCCCCTGCCGCGCCTTACCGGCGAGTCGTCGCTGAGTGCGCCAGTGCCGGACGCTGAGCCGGGACAGTGGCACGTCGAAATGGTCTATAACGCTGACAAGAAAATCCCGATGGAAGATGTGGAGTTTCTGAAGATCCTTTCAGGTAACGGCACTATCCGACAGTGGGTCATTTTCAAGCGGAACACGCTGGTGACCGTTGAGGGCTATAACGCTGCGGGTACGCGCGTGGTGTGGCAGGGCGCTGTGGTCGGCGCGGACATCTTCAACGACTGGACCCGTTTCCGTTTCTTCGCGTATGACGCTGATAGCGGTGGCACGTTCACTTGGCGTATCGAGTGGCAGGACCCCGGCGGGGATGCTGGTGGTCTGTCCGGCACGGTTACTGGCACCTGCGGAAGTGTTTCCATGGTGTCGGCTGACTGGCCTGCGCTGACTGAGGGTTGGGCAGTCGGTCACCTTGCCGTTCTGCGGGAAGCGGGCAGCGCTCTCTACACCGGAAGTGACAACGCCTACCTTGGCGAGACGGCGCTAACGCGCATGCGCAGGCTGGCCGTTGAAGAGGGTCTCACGCTCACGCGTACACCCGGACGGCTCAGCACTGAGGCCGTAGGTTTCCAGCGCCGTGACTCGCTGCTGTCGCTGCTAGAGGCTGCCGCAGACGCAGACGGCGGGATGCTGACGGAAGACATGGACCGTATCGGCCTGCGCTACCGGGACCGTTCGAGCCTGTACGCGCAGGAACCCGCTATCACGCTCAGCTACACGTCTGCTGGCCTAGGGCCCGACCTTGAACCCGTGGACGACGACAGCGCAACTGTCAACGATGTGACGGTAGTTCGTGACGGGGGCAGTGCTGGGCGTGCCGTGCTGGAAGAGGGCCCGCTCAGTGTCCAGCCTGCGCCGGACGGTATCGGCAAGTATGACGCTTCCTACACCGTCAGCCTCGCTCGCGATGATCAGGCAGCGCCGCACGCGCATTGGCGTCTGCACAAGGGCACTTGGGATGCAGCGCGGTTCCCGACTGTGTCTCTCCTCCTGCACAAGCCGGGGGCCGAGTGGCTTATCCCGCTGGTGCGCAAGCTGCGCGAGGGTGACAAGGTTCGTATCACTGATCTGCCCGAGTGGGTGAGTCATGACGACGTTGATCTAATCGTCTTGGGCTGGACCGAGCGTCTCGACATGTACCGCTGGGAACTGGACCTTAACTGCGTCCCGGCTGGCCCATGGGATACGGCTCTCACCGACGCTGCGATTGCGGACACTGATGGCTCTGCGGTGGCTCAGGCTGCTACGGCGTCGGCCACGTCCCTGGTTGTGCGTACAACTGAGGGCCCGCTATGGGCTGATGACCCCCTGTCCCTGCCGTATGACGTTCGCGTCGCTGGCGAGCACATGCGGGTTATGTCGGTCGGTGAACTAGTCGACACTGGCGACCCGTACATGACTACGGGCGCTGCGTGGACCGGTGCTAGCTCAACTGTCGGTTGGCAGAACGGAGTTACTCTACCGAACGGCAAGGTTGGGGGAGTGGTTCAGGTCACGCCGAACGGCACCAGCGAGTTTGGTGACGGCGTGTCCCCGATGAGCGCTGCGGGGAGTGTGACCCCTGGTCGCCGGTACCGGGTTGGCATGTGGGTTTACGCACCTAACGGCCTGTCGGATTTCCGGCCCGCGTTCTACAACTACAACGCTGCGGGTACCTACTTGGGTACGGCGGTTGCCCCTGCGCAGGCCATTCCCGCTGGTGTGTGGACGTGGACACAGTACGACTTCACCGCAGCCGCTAACACGGTTCGTGGCAAGGTTCGTGGTCGGTGGGGTGGCACGCCTAGCGCGCAGCCTATCTACCTGTGGGGTGCCCGCATGTTCGCTGTGTCGGGGCAGTCGGTCAGCGATGAATTCACGCGCACTGTCACTGACGGTTGGGGTACTTCCGACTCAGGGCACGACTACCTGATTACGGGTGGCGCAGCCGCTACGCGGTTCGCTGTCAACGGCTCGCAGGGCCAGCACATCATGGGCACGCGGAGTCTCTTCTACACCACGTCGCTACCGACTGTGCAGCTAACTGACGTTGACTTTTCAGCGACGGTAACGGTGCCGGTTATGCCGACTGGTGACGGGGTCTACACCTACGCGCTTGTGCGGACGAATGCGGATGCGACGAACTACTACTTCGCCCGTATCTGGTGCAAGACGACTGGTGTTGCTGAGCTGTCGCTACGGAAGCGCACGCCTACGGAATCGCTACTGGCGACGTACGGGACGACTCTGACCCACACTGCTGGGCAGGGCTACAGGGTTCGCATCAGCGCCGTAGGGTCGACGATCCGTGCCAAGTTCTGGCGCACGCAGGACAGCGAGCCGCGCGATTGGCAACTAGTCGTCACGGACGCTGAACTTGCGGGCCCTGGCGGTGTCGGTGTCCGTTCCTACATCAGCAGCACGAACACGAACACGCTCCCTGTCACTACAGCGTTTGATGCCCTTCAAGTGAACGACTCGCAGCACTTCGCGGTGGCTCGCTCGCTGAACGGTGTGGTCAAGGCGCAGCCGGTAGGGGCAAGCGTCTCGGTCGCCAATCCCGCTGTCGTGTCTCTGTAACTAGCAGGGGTCACCTACGAATTTTCGTACGTGGCCCCTGCCCCTTTTCTCAGGAGAATTCTTTGTCTACTCCCGTTGAGGCTTGGCGTCCCGGTATGGACATCACCGGCGGACGACTTCAGTACATGCTAGAGCGGCTGAACACTTCCAGCACGATGAATGTTGAGACGTTCGGCGCTGTCGGTGACGGTGTCACGGACGATACTGCGGCTATTCAGGCTGCGCTCAACTTCGCCAGCGAGAGCGGCGGCGGGCTGGTGCAGTTCACGCCCGGTAAGACGTACGCCATTTCGACGTTCATTGTCGCCTACGACTACACCACCATTTACGCGTACGGTGCGACGATCAAGAGCATTGGCAATACGGGCATCCTCCGTAACTTCCGCTCTGATGAGAGTTTCAGCGAGTACGGGGGACACTCGCATATTCAGGTGCTGGGCGGTGTGTGGGACGGTAACGCGTTCAACGGCACTACGGGCAGCGTCACCAGCATGACCAACATCATGAGTTTCGTACACTGTACGGACATCACTGTGCGGGATGCGACGCTTCAGAATGTGTCGAGTGCTCACGCGCTGGAGTTCAATTCGACCGATGGTGGACGGGTACTCAACTGCAATTTCTTCGGCTTCCAGGACAACTCAGCTGATGGTTCGCGCGGGTTCGCTGAGGCCGTACAGATCGATATTGCGAAGAGTGGTTCAGCGTCTATCGGCGCGTTTGATGACACACCCTCGCGCAACATCCTGGTTGATGGCTGCGTGTTCTCAAACTCGGCTCGCTGCGGCTACTTCGGTCGCGCTGTCGGCTCTCACACGCTGTCCGCTGGCAAGGCGTACTACGGTATTCAGGTGGTGAACAACCGCGTTGATGGCACGCTGCAAGAGGGCATCCGGGGCTACGGCTGGCGTCGCGCTGTCATCGCTAACAACGTCATCAACTCCAGTGGTTCTAGCGGCATCTGGCTTGGCACCAGCAACCCCAGCAGTATCGCCGTAGACACCTACGATCTGACGGTGTCCGGCAACACCATCACGAACGCCAAGTCTGACAGTGGTATTCGGGTCATCGGCTACAGCGCCAGCAAGGTGCAGCAAGCGGTGATTACCGGCAACTCGGTCAACGGTGGTGGCTCTGGCAACGCGAACGGTATTCACGTCGAGTATTGCGAGTCGCCTGCGGTGACCGGTAACACGCTGGCGTTCGTGCGCGGTACGGGCATCTACAACAACCTTTCTGACTCGGGTTCGATCACCGGCAACACCATTCGGAACAACACGTCTAACGGCATCAACGTGACGGGTTCCACGGGCACTGTGGTGAGTTCCAACCACGTCAACGGCTGTAGCACGAACCACTGCATTTTCGTCACTACGTCGAATGACTACCTGATCACCGGCAACCGAGTGACGAACGCGTCCAGCACGGGTGCGGGCATCAGGCTTGGCGACGGCGCGAACGATGGCACGGTGACCAACAACCGCATTGTGAAGGGCACTTCACAGAACGGCATCACGACCAGCGGCACCAGCGGTTCGCAGCCGACTGGCGTGACGATCGCCAACAATGATCTAACCGGTAACGGCTGGTCGTCCACTGTGGGCATCAGCATCGGTTCGGGCGGTACGGCCACCACGTCATTCAGCGGAGGCAGCACCATTCCGGGCGCGAACCTTGTGAGCTAGCACCTACGAACTTTCGTACGTGGTCCGGGGGAGTAACCGACTCGCTAGTGAGTGAGTGTGGTCTACCCCCGGACCGTTTTCTTTGAAGGGACCCCATGGGTACTAACTGGATTCCTGGCGCTGAGCGGCTAGGCGATGGCTCCATTGGCGGGGCCATGGACAGCCCTACCAAGCCAGCGCGCGTGGTCTGGCATTCAACCGAGTCGGGGGCCGGTGACGCTGCCTTCAAGGCTGTCGCTGGCTACCTGATCAAGATTGGTGCAGAGCCGCACATTCTGTATGACCCCACTACGGACAGGCTTGGGCAGTTCGGCCCGCTCAATCAGTCGGCCCGCGCGCTGAAGAACGATGGGTCTACGCGCACGAACCGTACCGGCAAGGTGTGCATTCAGATTGAGGTACTGGCGCGAGCCGCTACGCCGTTCACTGGCTACTGGAAGCCGGGCCCGAACTTCCGCGCGCTGATGGCTGCTATCCGTTCGTGGGGCGTGCCGGACACGTTCCCCATGGGCGCTCTGGCGAGCCGCTACGCCGACCCTGCGGCTAAGCGCACGCGTGATGTGTGGCTGAGCGAGGGTGGCCACTACGGGCACAGCAACATCCCCGGCAATGACCATTGGGACCCCGGCAACATCAGCAAGTCGGCTCTCTTCGCTGCGGCCCCTACGGCTGCCAAGCCTAAGCCTGTGGCCACCTATGAGCCGTTCCCCGGCGCTGCGTTCTTCAAGCGCAAGCCGAAGAGCGCCATCGTCACGGCCATGGGTAAGCGGCTGGTCGCTGCCGGGTATAAGGGCTACAAGGTTGGTCCGGGCCCGCAGTGGACCGACGCCGACCGTGAGGCTTACGCGTGGTGGCAGCGCAAGTGCGGCTATTCCGGCGCTGGCGCTGATGGCTGGCCGGGCAAGTCGTCTTGGGACCGGCTGAAGGTTCCGAACGTCTAGGCCATGGCTGAGCAGGAAGATTCCCTAGGTGTCACCATCGGGGCGCGCGAAATCTACGATCAGGTGGTCGGCCTGCGGGATGACGTGCGCTCCCTGGTGCAGTCGAATGATGCTGTGCAAGAGACCCTCACTGACCATGAGGACAGGCTACGCAGCGTCGAACGCTGGAAGTACGCAGTACCGACAGCGACCATCGGTGCCATTGTGAGCGCCGGTATCACCATCACTAAAGCCATCGGAGGCTAAACATGGGTGAGCATTCCGCCCCTACCCCCGGCAAGTTCGTCACGGCTGTGCGCTGGCTGCTGGCCAATAAGGGCAAGGTCGCCTCTGCGCTGATCGTTGCCGTTCCGTTCGTCAGCCGCTATGTCCCCGGATTCCCCACTGATGAAGTGGTCAGTGTCCTGCGCCTATTCCTGGGTGCCTGAGTAACCGACTCGCTAACCCTCCCCTGAGAACCTACTCAGGGGAGGGCGCACATGCGCAACATCGCGTTTATCGGCAAGGCCCGTTCGGGTAAGGACGCGTCGGCACTCTGGCTTGTCCGCCAGCGCGCCTATACCCGGCTCGCGTTCGCTGACCCGCTCAAGGAAATGGCGCTCAGCGTTGACCCGTACATCCCGACCACCTACGGCGTAACTGTGCGCCTCAGCGCGCTTATCGCTGACGTGGGTTGGGACTACGCCAAGGATCGCTATCCGGAGGTTCGCCGGACGATTCAGCGCATGGGTCAGAGCGTGCGCGAGCACGATGAAGACTTTTGGGTTCGGACGCTGGCGCGCAAGGTGGACAACGCGGATGCGTGGAACCTGCCCGTAGTGGTGACTGACGTCCGGTACCCCAACGAAGCGAACATGCTGCGTGCGCGCGGGTTCCTGCTGGCGCGGATCGTCCGGCCCGAGCGGCAGATGATCGAGCATGGCAACCACGCCAGCGAGACGGCGCTAGACAGCTTTGAGGCTGACCGGATCGTCTACAACACTGCGACTCTCGATGACCTGTACCGGCGCGTTGCCGAGTTGGGTTGACCTGCACTTTTGCCCCTGGTGGCTGCGCTGACGCGCGGTCGCTGGGGGCATTTCTGCGTTTGGCCACCTACGAATTTTCGTACCTGACTTGCGCCGACCCCCGTTCGTACCCCATGATGGAGACACAACGAAGAACACACCGGAGGGGAACCCAATGAACTACATCACCGACCGCGACGACCAGGGCCGCTACATCACCACCGCTGAGACCCCGGAGGGTGTGGCCATTTACACCGGCGGCGCGTACCTCACCTACGGCGCGTCCGTCACCGACGCGAAGTGCTGGGTTGCCTTCCACGGGGAGACGGCGAAGGTGAACGCGGAGGCGCTCGCGGCTGGCAAGGCGGCCCGCGCGAAGATGGACGCTGAGAACACGGTGACGCTGTCGACCGGTACGCACATCGTGCCCCCGATGATGGCGTTCGAGCTGCGCCAGCCTGCCCCGCACCCTCGCAACGGGTTCGCTGGCACCCTGGGCAAGCGCATGCGGGCCCGTCAGATGCTCTTCGCGGAGGCTGCCGAACTGTTCGGTATCTCGGCTGCTGAGGCGCGGACGCTGCCCCGACTCCTGCGCGCTAACAAGTACTGACCTAGTGGCCCCTGGCGCTACGGCGCTGGGGGCCCCCAGGTACGAATTTTCGTAAGTGACTTGACATAGGGGCCTGACTACGGAATAGTCGGCCCCGGTAACAACGACGACAGGGCAGGGGACGGAACGATGAACTTCAAGCGGACTACGGCGAGCGGCATCACGCAGTACATCGCTGAGGGCGAGTCGTTCCGTTACAGTGCCCAGCGCAACGGCAAGGTGTGGGCACTGATCGTCACCAAGCTGCGCACCGTCGCCGGTATCCGCGTGGCTGCCGACGGTCCCCCGCACAAGATCGCCACTCACGACACGCTGGCGCTCTGCAAGGCCGTTTCCGGCGAGTTCGAGACGCTGGGGGACGACTACCGGAGCGCCGACCACGGCCACCGCGAGCGGTACACCGAAGCGGTTCAGCGCGCCTACGGCGTGACCACCGAAACGCAGGCGGAAGAGCCTGCCACCACTGAAGGGGAGACGGACATGACGAACGGTAACGACGTGAACACGGAAGAGGGCCGTAAGGTGCTCGACCAGATCATCGCCAACATCGAGCGGGCCCGTTCGCTGGCGACTGAGGACAACGCGGACGCCCTTGAGACGCTGGGCAAGGAGACCGAGACGCTGATCTCCTCTCTGTCTGGCAGGGGCAGCATCAAGCACAAGAAGGACTATCGGGACGCGTGGAAGGCTGCCGTTGAGGCCGCGCAGGCTGCCCGTAAGGCCGAGGTCGCGCAGGTCGAGAGCAAGGGCTACGCCGAATACGACGGTGTGCCCGAGCTGATCGCCATGGGCGCTGAGCGGGTCGCCGAGGGCGTTCGCCTTCAGGTCAAGGTGGGCACGCTCGCCAAGGAAATCGCCTCTATCGGTCTCGACGTGGTGCGCCGCCTGCCCAACCGCGAGGGTAACCCGGACATCATGATGACCAGTCAGGAAGCGCGCGACGCCATGAGCGCCCTGTACGCCAAGGCTGGTGAAGGCTTTGAGCACACGTTCGAGAATGAGCAGTCGCTGAAGAAGTTGCAGCGCAGCGTGCAGTACTACCGGACCGACATCCGCGCCGAGTACCTGCTGAGCCTTGACGGGGACAGCGCTGAGGCGCAGGCCGAGCGGGAACTGTTCGGCAAGGTGCTGGAGTCCAAGCCGGAAGAGACGCCCGTTTCCGAGTGGCTCGCCCAGCAGTACGGGACGGCGCTGAAGGGCAAGGCCGCGATCGAGCGGGAAAAGTGGCAGGCCGCGCAGGCCATCGAGTCGGGCACCCCGGCCAGCAGCGAGGGTGAGGGCGAGGGGTCCGGCGAGGGTGAGGGCAGCGACAGCGCCAGCACCACGCCGACCGACACGCCGGACGACCGTATCCGCGCGGTGGTGAAGCGGCTGAAGGCAGACGTGATCAAGGCCAAGCCGGAAGACTTCAGCAAGGCCACCGACGAGACGAAGGAAGCGGTCCGGAGCGAACTGGAAGAGCTCTACGAAGCGCTTAAGAAGATGATCACCGCGACCCTGTAGGGCGCACCGACCACGTAAGGCATGGGGGGTCCGGGATAACCGGGCCCCCTCTCACGTTTGGAGCGACATGGAACACCTGAACTGCCAAGGCTGCACCGATGACCACACACGCGAGCCGGGACCGATTCAGTTCATCGTGCGGCCGGTGAAGGCTGGCCACGCTGATAATTCGTTCACCTGTGAGCGCCACCTAGCCATGGTGGTCCGGGCGTACGGTCGGCAGGGGTTCGCCTGTCACGTCAGAACCATCCGTCTGACGCCCTGAGTGCCTCTATGAGCGCCTTCTAGCCCCATCTGGCCCCTGAGGTCAGGTGGGGTTCTTTCATGCCCGCAGAGAGCCGTACAGACGTTGTCACGTAGCGTCGGTGGTCTGCCGACACAGCGTAGTCAGCGCCAGAGCAAGTGACGAAGTGACGATTTAGACCCCACTTCAGTAATCCCTAAGAGTTTCTATAGCGATTACTGGACTGCCCATCAAATCGTCACTTCGTCACTAGGTAACCGACCCGCTAGCCCTCAGTCGTACAGACGACGAAAGGGGCCCTAGTGGGAATCCGCACTATCCAGCGCAGTGGCGCGCGGTTTTACTTCAACGAAGATTTTCCGGAGATCAAGTATCCGGGAGTCACGTCCGTAATCGGCATGCTGCCTAAGCCGTTCCTTGCTTTCTGGCAGGCGAAGATGGTGGCCGAACTGGCCGTTGACTCGCTGGAGTTCATCGAGCAGATGGCGCAGCGGGACCGTGACGGCGCTATCCAGTATCTGAAGGGCGCTGCGAACCGGTACACCAAGCATCGTGCCGGTATCGGCTCTCAGGCGCATGACCTGTTTGAGCGCATGATTAGGGGCGAGCGGCTGGCGCGTGTGCACCCGGACATGGCCCCGTACCAGCGCCATTTCGGTGAGTTCCTTGACCTGGTTCAGCCCGAGTTGGTTCGCGCTGAGGATGTGGCGTGGTCCGATGAGCATGAATACGCCGGATCGTTTGATGCCGTGCTGCGTCTGCGTCTCGATGACCAGGGCCGACCGGACCCCGCTGGCGATCCGGCCCTTGTGATGACGGACTGGAAGACGTCCAAGAGCACATATCCGGAAGTGGCTTTGCAGATGGCTGCATACGCTCACGCTGACTTCATCATCGCGCCGGACGGTAGTCGCGAGCCGATGCCCGAGTTTGACGGCGCGTGTGTCCTGCACATCACTGACGAGACGTGGGCATTCAAGCCGGTCCGTATCGACCAGTCGGATGTGTTTGAGCACTTCCTGTCTCTGCGCCACACGTTCGAGTGGGACAAGCGCGTCTCTAAGACGGTGCTGGGGGACCCCATCGCGACGGGTACGGGTGGTCTGGTCACCGGCACTCAGCGGAGGGCGTAGGCGTGCGCACAGTGGCATCCCTTGCGGCTCTCACGCTGGTCGCTGCTGTCGGCATCTGGGCGTGGTTCTTCGGCCCGTGTGACCTGTACCGGTTCACAGCGTCCGCAGATGTGCCGGGGCGCTGCCTGATGGGCGAGTAACCGACTCGCTAGCCACTGATCGGAGGGGGCAGGGCAGTTGACGGTGTGCCTGCCCTGCCCCCTTCCCAAGTCACAGACCCTGCGCGCATTCACAGAAAGCGGTATCCCATGGCTCTTCGCATTTTCGACACTGACCCTGAGGCCAAGGCTAAGGCGGACAAGGCTGCGGCTGCCCGCGATAAGCCGAAGTTCGAGCGGCCGGTTTTCCAGTTCCGCTCGGGCATGCAGGTTGACCGTAAGCCGGTCAGCCTCGCTCACTGGCGTGTTCTGACCGATGACCCGAGCGTGGCGCAGGGCATCGCGGAACTGATGGGCGGGACCCCCGACGAGTATGACCCGACGAAGGACATGAACCTGCATGTTCTGACCGAGTCGACCAGCGTTGAGATTGTCATCAACGGCAGCAAGGCCATTGAGGACAAGCTGATTCTCTGGGGTCCGGGTGGTCCGATCCATGAGTGTGACGGTGAGTTCTACCTGTCGCCTCCGGAGGACAAGGGCCAGCCGTGCGGTTGCCCCCGAACGATGGCTCAGCGTAAGGACCTTGCGCGGAAGCGTCGGGGCCCGTCGCCTTCTATCAACGTGACTTTCCGTCTCGCTGGCGCTGGTTACGAACTTGGTGCGGGCAAGCTGATCGCAACTGCATGGTCGCTGGCTGAGGTCATCCATGAGGTGAAGAACGATCTTGACGCCATCGGTGGTGAGGCGCTCTGTCGGCTGGAGATCGAGCAGGTGAATTACGTGAACCGCGAGGGTGTCAGCGTTGAGTTCCGTAAGCCGGTTATCACCGTGCTTGGTTCCTACAATGACGCGATTGCCGAAGAGCGCTAGGGGCGTTGACCGATGCCGCTGAATGAGACTCAGCGGACTCAGACAGTGGGTGTGCTGCGTATGGCCAGTGACGAATACGTGGCACTGCCCCTGTGGGAGTTCCACCCCCATTACCGGTCAGCCGTTCTGAGTGAGCGACGCAGGCGCAACATCCTGCAAGGCGACCCGGAACCGATCGGTGACCCCGAGTTTTCGTGAGCGCTGACAGCGCCTACGCCATGTTGTTTGTTCTGGCCATGTCTGCCGCTGGTGTTGCCGCAGGCGTGGCCCTTTTTCTCCGGAGAGAGGTTCACCCCATGCCCCTTTACGAAGTTCGCCGCACTGACGCTGTCCAGCCGGGGGAGTTCGATAACGCCCTTGTGATCGCTGGTGGTCGGGCGCGTGCCCGTGCTGCTGTTGCCCATCTGGTGCCCAAGGGTGCCAGCGTTGAGGCGCTGCGAGTCGAGACTGTGAATCAGCCGACTGCCCTACTGGCCGCTTATTTCGATGAGCGTCCGGCCGGGTCGGATTTCCCTGAGGCTGATGAAGCCTGGTAACGCCAACTGCCCCGTTCTCAGCGCTAGTCGCTGGGTTCGGGGCCAGTGGCAGTAGAGAGCAACCCCAGCGCTGAGGAGAGACAGCGTGGCGTTCATTTTCACTGCACAGGGCGATCCTAGGAGAGAGAACATGGCTGACTTCAAGGCTGGAGACAAGGTCACCTATCGGGGCATGGTCATGCCCGCAGAGGTTCTGTCGGGCCCGCACCGTACGACCGGTCAGCGGCTGCGCTATCTCATCCGCAAGGCGGACGGGAATGTGTCGCTGGTGCCGGTGACTGATCTTCAGCGAGTCGTCCCCCGGCTGGACAAGGTGTCCGGGACGCTCAGCATGCACATTTACGGCCGTCCCTGGTCGGCGCTGGACACTCCCCGGAGGATGCAGATTGCGACCGCTGCGGTTGCGGCGATCCGTATCGCGGACGAGACGCGCGGAGAGGCGTAAGCATGGGGAAGCGTGGGGTAGTTACCGACTATGCCGGTGAGGAACTGTACGCCGGTGATCTGGTGACGTACGCAGTGCGGGCGGGCAACCGAGTGCGCATGACTGACGCTGTCGTGCAGGATGTCACCACTGAGAACGTGGGGGGCCGTCTGCGTCCGATGCTGCTGGTACAGCCGACCGGCCATGAGTCCGGGTTCACGCGTCGCCGGACGCTCGATCCGGTGAAGATCAGCGCGGAACATGTCCGGCTGGTCACTCCAGACTTTGTCAACCAGGGCGAGGAGTAGGGGAGTTGGGGTCAGTGGGTTATCGCCCGCTGGCCCCTCTCTGCGTTGAGGCAGGTACGAATTTTCGTAGGAGGTACGCCCGTGGAACGGGCTATCAGAGTGGGGAATGCCCCCGCAATGGGTGACGTGCGCACGCTGGGGGAGGGTGACACGCTATGGATTGAGTCCCCGATACGCGAGTCGCGCGAGTGGTGCCGTTACGTGGATGCTGTCCGCCATGCCGTGACGCGTGGCGCTGATGTTAGGTGGCTACGGTGAAGGTATGCCGACTATGCGGGCGGGGACGGCCCGCCTCTGAATTCCTCGCCGGTAAGGCGAAGAAACCAACAAGCGCATGCGCGTCATGTCGCCGGAAGCGCCAGCAGCAACACATACGCAACTTCTATCGGTCGCTTCCCCCGGACAAGCGCCACGAACTGACGCACAAGCGTAGGGCGCAGGCGTATGGCGTTGAACATGTGCCGTACAGCCGTACGGAGATTCTTGCCCGCTGGGGGCACCGGTGCGCGTACTGCTCTGCGCTGGCCACTCATCTGGATCACGTACACCCGCTGTCCAAGGGTGGCGCTGATGTGGAACACAACATCGTGCCAGCGTGCGCGACCTGCAATCTTTCCAAGGGTGCCAAGACACTTGCGGAGTGGTCAGAGTCGTTCGGTTCGGAGCCTCCGTTCTAGGTAACCGACTCGCTAGCCCCTCAGCGAACGAAAGGGGAAACGGTGCTTTTCAATGACCTACTGAGCCGGTTCGCTGAGGTGACCGAACAGAGTGACGGCGGGTTCCTCGCTGTGTGCCCCTCGCACGGGGATTCCCGCCCGTCGCTGCGCATTTGGATTGGCGACGATCGCAAGGGCCGACTCACCTGCCGCGCAGGCTGCGCCACCAAGGATGTGGTTGCTGCGGCTGGTCTGACTTGGGGAGACCTGTTCAACATCGAAGGTGACGCACCGACCGTATCCAGCGCCAAACCTGAGTTGGTCGGTCCGAAGCACGTGGCGGCGCTTGACGGTTACGCGCGGGATGCTGCCGACCGGCTGACCGACTTCAGCGACGAATGGTCGACGATCGCGCGCAACTACCTCAACGATCGGTTCGGCATGTCCGTCGAGACTGCCTACAACCTTGGGGTTGGGGTGGACGACACGACGGTAAACCCTCTCTTCGGTGCGCTGAGCACGGCCTACAAGCGCTATGCGCGGCTGACGGTGCCTCTGCTCGACTTTGCCGGTACTCCGCGCGGCTTGCAGGGGCGTGACCTTACCGGCCAGTGTCCGGGGCGCTGGGTGTCGCTGAGCAACCCGGAAGGCTTCAGATGGGCCCCTTACGGCGTGTTCAAGGGTGATGGGGGTTACGGGGTCACCCTGGTGACTGAAGGGCCCGGTGATGGCCTTACGGGCGTCGCAGTGGGCTACGACGTGGTCATGGTCCGGGGCGCTGCCCTGGTC